AAAAGAAACAGCTGACTTTAGTGCAATTACCACTTGGGGAGTGTTTTTTCCCGATCAGGACTCTGGAGCGAATTTAATTTTGCTCGATGCAGTAAAAGGTCGATTTGAATTTCCAGAATTAAGACGAAAAGCACTTGAACAGTACAAATATTGGAAACCAGAGTCGGTTGTGGTTGAAGCGAAGGCATCTGGACTGCCTTTGACCTATGAACTTCGTCAAATGGACATACCAGTAATTAACTTTACTCCAAGTAAAGGAAATGATAAACATGTAAGAGTTAATGCGTGTGCTCCGCTTTTTGAATCTGGAATGATATGGGCGCCTGACCAGAATTTTGCGGAGGAAGTTATGGAAGAATGCGCAGCATTCCCACACGGAGATCATGACGACTTAGTTGACTCTATGACTATGGCGGTAATGCGATTCAGACAAGGTGGTTTAGTTAAACACCCTGAAGACTACGTAGAACAAAAATTAGAGCCTAGAAAAAGAGTTTATTATTAATGAAAACATTCGCACAATGGGTTATTGCTTTAACAAGAGGTTATATTAAAGCTACTGGTAAGAAACCTGATAAATTAGCAAAACTTAAAATAAACATGGAAGCTGGTCAAAAAGTTAGGGACCAGAAAAAAGTTATTGAATTCCCACCAAGTGCAATCACAGACTGGACTAAACCAAGACCTACTACAGGAAAAAAAGCTGATGTGGTATCTTCAGGAATTGGTAAAAAAGCTGAAACTGCTAAAAAAATGGATGAAGACAAATTTGTTGCTGATTTCATGGCAAATGCCGATCGAATATATTATAAATTCGTAAATGAAACTTTAGTTAAAGTACAAAATGCAAGTAAAGACGAACAATTAAAAATAGCAAAAGACATTATTAATAGAAAAGGAATGTATCGTAATTTAGATGAAAAAGATTCAGCTAAAATTTTAAAAAGTATAGATCAAAATATAAAACCAGTTGAACCAAAAGCATACGGCGGACTCGCAGGTATGCTCGGTGAACCAACATACCAGGACGATAATCATAGAGTGCCTTATAGAAAAGGTAAAAGAGTTACTATGGGCCAACCAAGTGATGTTACGACATCAGGATTATTAGATATAAATTTTGACAATCTAGATCTTGAAGAATGGTTTGATATTTTAAGATCACTAGGAGTTAGTGAACATGCTTCAGGAGGCCGTGTTCCATTTAAACTTGGTGGTAAACTGGTCTTTGATGCAGCAAGAAGAAAATTTTTAGAATTAATGGGTGGCGCGGCTGCAGGAACAGTGGCTGCTAAATCAGGATTATTAAATATATTCAAAGGTGGTAAAAAACAAGTTGTAAAAGAATTAACTTCAGTTCCAATTAAAGATATTTCTGGCATGCCAGCATGGTTCAAGCCTCTTGTAAATAAAGTTATTAAAGAAGGAACAGAAATTCCTTCAGGAGCAGAAAGAGTCATTGTTCATAAAACTAAACTTCCTAGTTCTAAAACAGATGTTTATGTAAATCAACACTTAGACACTGGAGACGTTACGGTTGATATTGGAATAGATAAACATGGTTTTCCAGATGGTAAATTTGGACAACCAGTTAGACTAGAATATAAAGCGTCAGAAGAAATTCCTCTTGTGGCACAGAGTAAAGGAAAAAAAGGTTCAACTAAAACCAAAGAAGAGTTTAATGTTGAAGAAGCAGAATTTACTGGAGGACATCCAGAAAATGTAAAATTTGAAGAAGTATCTGTTAATAAATTTGGTAAACATGAATCTGATTTTAGAGAAGTAGAAAAATTTGCAACTGGAAAAAATACAGTTACAGGTCAGTTTGGTAAAGATAAAGCTGCATACGAAAGAAACATTTCAAGTTTACAAAAACAAGACGAAGATCTAGCTGATGTTTTTTCAAATTACCCTACACCCGATGACTTTGCATCAGGCGGCCGTGTTCCGTTAGGCAAGGGCAAGATAGCATTAAGCAAATTAGACGAAGGAATAGCTTACTTAAGAAAAAAATTCGGTAAAGACATTATTAAAAAAGGTGAATTATCAAAACCCATGGCTCCTCAAACAGAATTAAAAAGATCAATTGCTGGATTTCAGGAAAGACAAAACATAACAAAAGAACTTGAAAGTTTCAGAGGTCAAATAGATGACAATATTATAAAAGAAATTTCCGCTATGGAACCAGCTCAACAGTTAAAAGCTATTGAAGAAGTAAAATTCTTTATTAAAAGTAGAAAAAATTTAAAACAATTAAAAATGACCCCAGAAGAAGAATTAAGAAAAGAATTCCCAGGAATTTCTGACAAACTTATAAGACAAATTTTAACTGATAAAAATCCACAAAGAATTGCTGAAGTTAAAGCAACACTCCACGAAGCAATGAGGATGCAAGATAAAGGAATGGGTCATCAAGAAATTATAAATATTTTTAAAAATATGAAAAGAACTAAAAACGCAACCGGCGGCCGTGTTTCGTTATCCAGTGGTGGTGTTGCAGGAATGTTGGGCGAATGAGAAATATTTTAGATTACATAGAAAAAATGAAAGAGATGTACGAAGGTCCAAGAATCACGGCTCAGGGATCACGGAACATGTACAGTCAAGGCCAACTAGTAACACCATCGGTTGATGGATCGAGACCTGGGTATCAGGGGCCTGGTTTTGCCAGTAAAGAAACACAAAAGAAAATTCAAAAAATATCCAAAGAAAAATTAAATGTAAAAATAAATACTATAAAAAAAGTAAATAATTGGACAAATAATTGGTTTGAAAAGAAGGCAAGTAATTTTAAAGATTATGATTCTTTAAAAAAACAATTAATTAAAGACTGGACTAAAGAATCTAAAAATAAAATTTATAAAGGACATAATTTAACAACTGTTGATGGATTGCCTAATATAGCGGCAGGAAGCCGCGAAGGTGTGGGAGCTGTAAAAGTTTCTGATACAATATTTGATTTAAACTTTCCCATTCAAAGATCAAATAAAGAATTAATATTTCAAAAAGGATATGCAAATTACAGACTTCAAAATCCAAAGTTTGCTAAAAAGCTTAATGATTATTTTGATTTAGTTAATATGGATAAGAGAGGTTTTGACGTTCAACAAATACTGATTCAAGAAGGTAAGTTAAAAGAAGGTTTTGGCTTACAAAGAACAACCACTGGAACATTTGAAAAAGCAGGATCTAAATCAATAAAAGGAAAAAATATATTAGGTGCGTTAAATATAGATAGAGAGGTTTTAGACTTTGTAACAACCTATATGGCTAAAGATAGTCCTTATTTTACAAGAACAGGGGGAGAAAATATTTATGACATATTAGGTAAACACATAGATCCTGAAAAAGTAGCAACCTACAAAAATAAAATAAATGTAGGAGCAGATCAGTGGAGAAAAAATTTAGATGAGGTTGTAGAATTAGCTAATAACGGATTACCTCCAACAAAACAATTTAGTTCTGCCCAATTAATCTCACAAATGAAAAAAGAATCTCAAAAAATGGCTAAACTTTTTAATTTAAAAAATTTACCCGATGAATTAAAATATTTTGGTTATTCTCAAGATCACGTACTTGGATTAAGAGAAGCTATAGAATCTGGCGACCCTAGAATTGCCAGACAAACCTTAAACAATACTATAGCTACAACTCGGGCTCAAAATACTTTTTTAGGTTTTAAAGAATTTGGAAATCAAAGAAGACAACTTATAAAAGATTTTAATGCTACACCTTCAAAACTAAGAGGACCTATTATAAAAAAACTAAATGCTTTATCTGAAGAATTTATGCCAGGAAAATTAAAATACAGCGTCAAAAAGAGTGACGGTAGTTTGAAAATAGATATTTTAAAAAAAGAACCAACTTTTAAAGCAAGAGCAACTGCTTATGAAGAAATAACAAAAACACTTCCTAAATCTTTCCAAGAAATCGTAACCAACTCTAAAAGAGGTGGGGCTTTATTAACTCACGATATATTAAGTAAATCTGAAAAATATAAAAATGTAAAAATATGTAAAACTAAATTTTCAAGTGGTGGTGGAGGTTTATGTGGTAAAGCATTTGCTGACAAATACCCACAAGAATTTTTACAAGAAGTGATGAAAGATTCACGAATGGCAAGCTATCTAAAATCTAAAGAAGCATTAACTGCAGGAAGATCTTTTTTAAATAGCGCTGCAAAATTTGGCCGTTGGGGTAACCCATTAACGCTAGTAGGTGGAGAAGCATGGTATTCTACTTTGGCTGGAATTAATGAATTTGGAAAAGGCAAAAGTTTAGCTGAATCGGTTAATGAGGGTTTATGGTTTATTCCTGGAAAACATTCTAGAGATTTAGATATGTTATTAGGATCAGAAACAAAAGGTAAAGAAGGTAGAAACAAAGGCGTTATTCCTAATGAAATCAGAAGTCAGTTTGATTTACTAACACAGTTAGGTGACTTAATTAATAAAGAAGGAGCACTTTCAGGACAATTGTTCATGCAACAATTAGAAACTGGAAGATTAGAAGATGTAAAAGCTAAACGCCTTTATCAGGAACGATTTGAACCTACAAAAATATCCCAAGATCCAAAGTATTTTGAAAATTTACTCGGAGATATCCAATGGTCTAAAGATATTATAACACCACAAATAGAAAAAAGACTTGCAGATGTTGGGGTTAAAGGTGAAGATATTGTTCAAAAATATCAAGCAGCTGATCCATCAGGAGAATCTTATTCAGCATTACAAGATAGAATTAAATCTAAAATAGTAGATGAATTTAATATAGGAAAAACTTGGGATCAAGCAGACCCTTATTCTGGGCCTATATGGAACTGGATTAAAACAAGAGAAAAAATACCATTTACTGATCCTGAGCTAGTGGCAAAACAAAAAAGATTAGATTTATTAAAAGAAGGACCAGACCAAACTATAACAAAAGAAAATATTCCACCTGAATTAATAGAGAATTTTTTATATAAATTTCCTGAATATAGTTACATATTTGAAGGAGCATCTGGCGGCAGAGCAGGTTATATGGGTGGTGGTATAACGGGAATAAGAAGACCAAATGCAATAGCACCAACTGGAGGACCCATGTCACAAGGGTTGCGTTCTCTGTATAATAATGTTAAAAAATCATAGGAGTATAAATGGCAGATATAGATAAATCACTCCCGAACATTCGACACGAAGTAAAAATTCCTGGTGCACAGGAAATGACTGATGTTGATGTTACGGAGCAGCAACCAAGACAACCTGTAGAAGTAACACCTGATGAAGAAGGTGGTGCTACAGTAAATTTTGATCCAAGTGCCGTGAACCAAGCACAGTCAAACACGCACTTTGATAATCTAGCAGATATTTTACCAGAAACAGTTTTAGATCCCGTTGGAATTCAATTAAGACAAAATTATACAGATTATAAAATGTCTAGAAAAGATTGGGAACAATCTTACATTAAAGGTTTAGATCTTTTAGGATTTAAATACGATAACCGAAATGAACCTTTTCAAGGTGCATCGGGTGCTACACACCCAGTTTTAGCTGAAGCAGTTACACAGTTTCAAGCACTTGCTTACAAAGAATTACTTCCTGCAGATGGTCCAGTTAGAACTCAAGTTCTAGGAATATCAAACCCTGCTAAAGAAGCTCAATCACAAAGAGTTAAAGATTTTATGAATTATCAACTCATGGATCAGATGAAAGAATATGAACCAGAGTTTGATCAAATGTTATTCCATCTACCTTTAAGCGGTTCTACTTTTAAGAAAGTTTATTATGACGATCTTTTAGGCAGAGCCGTTTCAAAATTTATACCTGCAGATGATCT